AGCGAACCCAGTAAGGTAGCCCGCGTATCTTTCTGGGAGGCGTTCGGCATCACCCCCGATCTACAAGTAGCCTTAGAACATGACTATGCCCGTGCCACCCTTAAATGGGGCACGCCTGATCACACATTCGGGTTTGGCAACCTAATTGCTGAGCTGGTGTAGGCAACACCAGCTCGTCCTAGACCGGTGAGCGACCGAAAACGCATGGAGTCCTGATGTCCTAGGGCGTCTGGCCTGTGAAGTTAACACAGAGGCCGTATAGACGTTTTTGCCAAGGAGACCAAATTGGTTGTGTGCCCCACGTAAAACTTACCAAGCTAACCAAAATGCCGAGAGACTGCACGGCTCTGCCCACTCGCGGTTCATCAGGATGTTCAGTCCCTCTTCATGATGAGGCATTCCATATTATCATGAACAAATCAAAATCAAAGAAGCGCACCAAGAAGGTGCAAGGCGTAGCGGCTGCTTATGTCAGCGTAGGAGGGTCCTCCGCAAGGAGGGACCGTGAGGATAGGGGCATGGATATAATCGTCTCATCGGTGTTGGGTAACGCCAACTTTACGTGCCTCGGTTATTCCGTGAACCCCGGGTTGGAGGATACCTTCGAGTCGTTGTCGAAAGAGGCTGAACGGTATGACTGTTATGAATTCACAGAGTTGGCATTCCACTTTGTGGGCACAACAGTCATCACAACTACCGTTGGTCAAATCGGCATGGCTTTCGAACCAAACCCCAATTCTGGCGTACCACAAACTCAAGCAAAGTTTTCGGCTTACGAGTGCCATATTTCGTCCAGTGTTTATAAACCGGACGGGCTATGGTTACACGTACCCAAAGCCATGCTTGCTGGTAGGCGGTACGTGCGCAGGGGCATCGAGGGTTCTAATTTAACCCTTTATGACCCAGGTTCTCTTATCGTCATGGTTCGTGATGAAGCTGGTGCCACGACTATAGGGTACATTGAAGTCCACTACAAAGTTCGGTTTTCGAACTTTCATTTGGAACCAAATGCTACACCCTACAGGCGTAACGTGTTGAGAGTTGGACGAGCCGCTGATTTGGGTGTAGTTACAGCAACACCCACCATCTGGGACTTGGACACTGTGTTCGAGGGGGGCCTAGTGCACTCATTGTCCACAGGTGCCATAACCCTTGATCCTGGTTTCTATGTCATCATAGCAAACATGGTTTGCTCTGACACGGCTGTCGAAACATTCAGCGGGCTTCTCGATATCTCTCTCTCAGGCACATCTAAGGGTTTCGGGTACTTTTCAAGTGCTGGCGTGGCGAATAATAATTCTACCATGGCATGCACCTGCCTTGTACCAATTGACACTAGCAGCAACGTCGTACCCTATGTGACGCTAACAGGCGCTGCTGGCACGTTGAAGGTGGAGTATATCTCTTCCATCACCGTCCTTGCTCTTTAAATGCGTTTGATTGGGCGCCTAAGTGATGTGACTTAACATCCGCCTTTTAAGCAACCAGTGTGCAGGGTCATGCATACAACCGCAATCCCAAAATGGTAGGGACTGCAGGTGGACCACCCCGAAATGGCAACCATTTGCCTGGGCAGGGGGAGGACACCAGCTAGCAC